GTTTTTAAGAAAGCAAATGGATAAGGTTTTGGAAGATATTGAAAAATTAAAAGATCAAAATAGAGAAATGCATTATAAAAATGGAGGCCAACAATGATAGGTTTGTTTTTTGCAGGCATTGTGGTTTCAATAATTGTTTTATCAATATTACTACATGTGAGAAAATATGATTGAGTCTATAGTGGCCCTGCTGATGTTCGTAAACGGAGAGATCAAGGAACACTTGATTCAGCCTAACGGTATGGCCCAATGTTTACGCGGGAAACGTGAAGCGGAAAGAACTTTTTCAGAATCTGTATCTTATAAATGCTATAAAGGTAAGGCAAAAATAGAATTGTATCAAGGAAGAAAATATATTAAAGCTTTGATATTAGATTAATGTTATTATACGAACCATTTAAGGTCCAAATAGGTCAGGTGGAACTCAAACATGACTGTGAAAAATTAAAAGAATATTCACTGAAACTTAAAGAAAAATCACCAGGACGAAAAGTAAGTAATGTAGGTGGTTGGCAATCTAATGATTTATCAATAGATAAAAAAACAAAATCTCTAATGAATGAGGTTGTAACAAAAACAAATGAGTATGCTAAAATATATAATTTTAATAAACCTCTTAAACTTTGGAACTTTTGGATAAATATTAATTCTACAGGAACTAGAAACATGATGCATGTTCATCCTGGCTCTCCTGTTTCAGGAACTTTTTACATTGAAGCACCTGAAGGCTCTGGTGCAATATCGTTTACAAGAGGAGAAGATTTATTACAATATCATTATGATGGTTGTTATGATAAACCAAATGCATTGATATCAGATAAATTCTTTATAAAACCTAAACAAAATATATTAGTTTTATTCCCTGGATATTTAAAGCACGAGGTAGAGACAAACTTTTCTAAATATGATAGAATTTCTTTATCATTTAATATGATATTTTGATATGAATTTAACACGTAATTTTACACTTCAGGAATTAACTAAGTCTGATACTGCAATCAGAAGGGGTATCGATAATGAACCTAATGCAGATCAAATAGACAAACTTAAAAGACTTTGTGAAAAAATTCTTCAACCCGTGCGTGATCAATTTGGCAGGGTAAAGGTAACCTCGGGTTATCGTAGCCCTGAGCTGTGTGTAGCAATCGGCAGCAGTTTAAATTCGCAGCATGCCAAAGCTGAGGCCGTTGACTTCGAATGTATTGGAGTTGACAATGCTGAGGTGGCGGATTGGGTCAAAGCAAACTGCGAAACAGATCAGCTAATCTTGGAGTTCTATACTCCTGGTGAGCCAAATTCTGGATGGATTCATGCAAGTTATGTAGAATTCCAACCAAGAGCTCAATATATGAGGGCTTACAAAGAAGACGGTAAAACGAGGTACAAACCTATCACTGGAAAAGCAGTAGATTTAGTATAATATAAATGCTACATCGATAGCATGGAACTCATTGATACAAATATCCCTAAACCAATAAATTGTGAGATACTAGATCATCTTGGTACAGTTGGTTGGAAGTTTGCCTCAGATAAACAACGCAGTTTATCAAAGCCTTTTCATCAATTTATATCAGGTAACAAAGTTCTAGATAAAGGCATGTTTATTGCTACGTTTGAAAGACCAGAGATGAATCATACACCAGACCCGGTGCTAAACAACTTTGGTAAATGGGTTTTTTACCTTGTGCAACAACAAACTAGCTTTAATTTGTTGAGGCCATATCGAATGTTTTGGAATTTTTATACGCCTGTATCAAAACCTGACTGGCATTGTGATGATCCAAATATAGGAAGTTATGTTTCAATATTGTACAATCTACACACTAATGATGGAGGCACTGAGTTTCAAAGTGGTGAAAAGATTGAAAGTAAAGAGGGACAAGCTATAGTTTTTGAATCGCATCTAACACATAGGGGTTATGCACCAACTAATGCCCATCATAGATTTAACTTAAATATGATATGTTTGACAAAATAAAAAAAGCAATACGAGAAAGTAAGGTTTGTCATATACCTAATGCAATAGTATCTGAACAAAAAATTGATTTTAATTATTTAGGAAGTTTATTAAATAATAGTAATTGCAAAAGTAAAATTAAAGTTGATAGAGAGTTAGGTGCTAATGAGAATGATATTTTATCTTGCCCATTTCAAATACGGAAAGTAGAAAATGCAAATTTTATTGCACCTTTGCATAACATTGTATGTGAAGGTCTTCCTGATCTTAGAATAGATCAAGCAGATATATTTTTTTCAATGAAAAGATCTATTGGTGTAGCACACGTTGACAGAGAAAATTCTTTGATATTAGGTGTATACAAAAATACAATTTATAGATTTGAAAACCAAGATCTCACTGTGGTTGTCAAGCCTGGTGATCTGTTACTTTCGCCCTCTGGTCACACACATTTTGCAATGTCATACCAGGAAAGAATTATTTTATCATGGGGATTGTACACAAACTAAATACAAGAAACAAATTAAGAATAATGCAACAATGCCTCAATAGAGGTGTTCAGTTTGAAACAATTGATTCATGTATGTTTTATTATTCATTAGTAAAAATGAAAAAACCAAAATTAGTTGTTGAGCTTGGAACAGGTAATGGTTCGACAGCTTTTATGATTGCTCTTGCCATGGTTGAAAATGTTAAAGGTAAAGTGATTACGATTGATAATGGTAAAGACTGGATTGGAATGGGAGAATATGAAAAAGCCATCAGGTGGTTTTCAAAACATTACAAACTAGAAGAACATATTGACTTTAGATGTGAGGATATAGATTTAGATAAAATAAAAGTAGATAAGATTGATATGGTTATTAGTGATTTTGACAAAAGCACACAATTTGTTCTGAATCTCATTATATGGTGGTTGCTAAATGCAGATGAATACTCATCTTTGTTTATTGATAGCTTATCAGAGAATTTTGATGCATATTCTCATGTAAAAGAGACCATTGATTATTTAAATAAAGGGATTGTGCCTGGTAATCTTCCAAAAAATCTATGGCCCTTAGTGCAGGGTTACAAATTCACACAAACTGATATAAGAAAATGTAGGAATATGCTAGAACATAATAGTATAACGTGGATAAAAAAAGAACCACATTTTATAGGAGTAGAAAAACTTTATTATGAATAACATTGAATTTCAATTTTTACCAAATTTACCAATAGCACGTGTGGTATTAGAAAAAGATAAAATGGAGAAGATATACAACGAGTGTATCAATCTCAAAGATTATGAAAGTCAAAAATTTACTACTGGATTACAATCTTATAAAACACCTATTCATTACAGAATGAGAGAATGTAACATACTTATTCAAGAAGAAGTCTTGGGTATTGGTAAAGTGTATCAAGAAAAATTTGATATATTTTCAAAAAATTTAACCAACTCAAATCCTGATTTGTTAATAGATGCATCAGATATATGGGTCAACTATCAAAAAAAAGGAGATTATCTTCCATTGCATTTACATGAGGGATTATTGTCTTGGGTATTATGGGTTCAGATACCTTATGACATTGAAAAAGAAAGAGAAATTGATAATAGTGGCAAAGGGGGCAAAGGTAATACTTCTTGTTTTGCATTTAATTATTCTACAATTGATTGTAATTTACAGTCACAAATTATACCTGTATCTAAAAAAGAAGAGGGCACTTTATTGATGTTCCCTTCAAAATTACAACATTTATGTTACCCTTTTTACACTTCAGATGGTGAAAGAATTTCAGTATCGGGTAATTTAAAATACAGAATGGAGGTGGTAAAATAGATTATGGCAATAAGTAGATCACAAATACCTGCACAAGTAGACGGTAAACTCAGAGGAGCTAGAAAGAATCCAATGGCAAAAAAGCTGAGGTCTTCAAAATATAAGCAAAAAGTGATACACTCAAAGAAAGTGTATAATCGTAAAAGGACAATAACGTAATATGGCTACATCAGGAACTACAGCGTTTAATTTAAACATAGATGAAATAATTGATGAAGGCTACGAAAGATGTGGTCTTTCAACAACTTCTGGTTTTAGTATTAAGTCAGCTAGAAGAAGTTTAGATTTGTTATTTGCTGAATGGGGAAACAGAGGTATTCATTTATGGAAAGTTGCACTACATGAGAAAGCATTGGTTCAAGGTCAGGCAGAATATAGTGTGGCTACAGATGTTAGTGATGTCCTTGAAGCTTTTATATCATCAACTGCAGCAGCCTCAAATAATACAGATACTCAAGATGTATCATTAACAAAAATTGACAGATCTGCATATGCAGCTCTACCCAATAAGCTCTCACAAGGTCAACCATCACAATATTATGTACAAAGACATAAGACACCAAAAATATTTTTGTATCAATCACCGGATTTAAATACATACACAACACTAAAGTATTATGTAATCAAAAGAATAGAAGATGCAGGGGCATACACAAATGATGCAGATGTTGCATACAGATTTTTACCATGCATGTGTGCAGGTCTTGCATATTACATTTCAATGAAAAAAGCACCACAGTTAGTGCAACAAAATAAATTAATTTATGAGGATGAATTAAAAAGAGCATTAGATGAAGATGGTCAAAGAGCATCTACATTTATAACTCCACAATCATTTTATCCTAACGGAGTATAATAATGGCTAAATACGCAACAGGTAAAAATTCTAAGGCGATTTCAGACAGATCTGGAATGCAATTTCCTTACACTGAGATGGTAAAAGAATGGAATGGATCACTTGTTCACTACTCTGAATTTGAGCCAAAACACCCACAGATAAGAAGAAAAAGAACCATAGCAGATGCAATAGCTTTACAAAATTCAAGAGTAATGAAATTTCAACAACCATCTGTAAAATTTGCAAATGATGTAACAATATCAGACTCAGGGGGAGCTTCAGTTGGAGTTGCTAATTTAAGTTTACCAGGCGACTTTGCTTTCAGGACTGAAGTATTTCCTACAACACATAGTGATATTACCAAAGGTCCTGGTGTTGCTTCTATGGTGCCTGAAGATCCGTCTGTACAAAACCAAAGAAGAGAACTTAAAATGTTAGTTAGACAAGTAACGGTGGTAATATCATGAGTATAACGCATTCTGCATTTTTAACACAAGTAAGAAACTACACAGAGGTAGATTCGAATGTGCTTTCTGACACTTTGATTGATGAGTTCATAAGATCTGTTGAATTAGATGTAGCTGGTAAAGTAGATTATGATGATCTAAGAAAATACTCAACATCGACTTTTACTGCGAATAACAGGTTTGTAAGTTTACCAGGAGATCTAACTATCATGAGATCTGTTGAGGTAATTGATGGATCAACAAGGACTTTTGCACAAAGAAGAGATACAAGTTTTATATCTGAATATAATAACTCAGGAGCAACAGGTAAACCTGAATATTGGGCAAACTGGGATGATTCTAATATCATTGTAGCACCTACTCCAGATCAAGCATATACGATTCAAATTAATTTTATTACTGATCCAAAACACTTTACATCGACTAATTCAACGTTTTTATCAACTTATCAAGAATCCATGCTTTTGCATGGTGTCCTATCTGAGGCATTTAGGTTTTTAAAAGGCCCCCAGGATATGTACAAACTGTATGAAACAAAGTACAATGAAGAGGTACAGAATTTTGCTCTTCAACAAATGGGGAGAAGAAGACGTGCAGAATATGATGATGGAGTACCTAGAATTAAGATACCTTCACCATCACCAAATAGTTAAAAATTTAAAAGGAGAAAACTATGGCGATTACAACAAATGCAATTTGCAATTCATTCAAAAAAGAATTGTTAGCTGGTGAGCATGACTTTGATACCGCTCCAGGTGGAGATACGTATAAGTTAGCTATGTTTACTTCTCAAGCAACGCTTGGGGCTTCTACTGTAGGTTACGCAACACCAAATGAAGTATCATCACCAACAGGTGGATACTCTGCTGGTGGAAAAGCTTTAGTCAACTCAGGAGTAAAAGTATCTTCTGGTGTGTCTATAACAAGTTTTTCTAACTTGTCTTTCACTGGTGTAACTTTGACTGCTAGAGGTGCATTAATTTACAACACAACAACTGACGGTGGTTCTGGAACTACAAACGCAGTTGCTGTACTAGATTTCGGCTCAGACAAAACTGCAACGTCAGGAACATTTACAATTCAGTTCCCTGCGTTCACAACTGCAGCTGCAATCTTAAGACTTGCTTAAGAGTAGGTGAAATGAAAATATGTCTAATGCTTGGGGTCAACTAGAGTGGGGAGAAAATAATTGGGGTGCACAAAATAATACATCTCCAATTGCTGCTTCTCAAATTTTAACCTCAAGCATTGGCGCAACAACAATTCCCTTTGACGGTAGAATAGAAACTGGTTGGGGAAGAGACACTTGGAACAATAACGAAGCCTGGGGTATTGCTGGTACCCTAATAGCACC